CACTAGGTCGACAACCACACCCCGACAACGAACGTGTCAGTTACGGTTGCGAACTGGCCAATCGAATGTATGCAATCTTGCATTGCGATGCTGAATCTGGTAGTAGTAATGATCGCATGATCCGTGTCACTAGAGAGTACCTGACACAGGAAAAACCAGACTTGATTGTTATAGGTTGGTCCACTTGGGAGCGTGAAGAATACCTACACGATGGTGTTTACTATCAATTACACGGCGGCCACATCAACCGAGACTGGCCCAATGCTGTCCGCGAGTACTACAAAGAATACATTGCTCGTTATGATTTTATCAGTGCCATCAAACGTAACCATGCCATGATTCATGCATTTCATACCGAACTGCAAGACCAAAAGATTCCACATTATTTTTTCAATACCTTTGCTCCTTACTGGCACGAGGAACCCAAACAGTGGCACGATTCATATCTAGAACCTTACAGCAAACCATTTACATTTTGGTATTGGTTGCAAGAAAAAGGGTTCAGTACAGTGCGCGAAGGATCGTATCATTATGGTCCAAAAGCGCACGAGGCCTGGGCTGACTTACTTTGGTTAAACATTCCAAAATAGCCTTGACAGATAATGCATTATATGCTATTATTACTGTATGAAATATCTTATTGTTGACACAGCTAACACATTCTTTCGTGCCCGTCATGCCGCACATCGTCAAAGCGATACGTGGGATCGATTGGGGTTTGCTATTCATGTAACATTGTCCAGTGTAGCCAAGTGCTTTAGAGATCAGGGTGCCGATCATGTGGTATTCTGTTTGGAAGGTCGTAGCTGGCGTAAGGATTTTTATGAGCCGTACAAGAAAAACCGAGCTGTTGCCCGTGCCGCACTCACCGAAGCCGAAGCCGAAGAAGATCGACTGTTTTGGGAATCTTTTGATGAACTCAAAACGTTCTTGTACGAAAAGAGCAATTGTACTGTTCTCCGGCACGACAACCTGGAAGCAGATGACTTGGTGGCAGGATGGATTCAGGCACACCCTGAGGACGAACACGTAATTGTGTCCAGCGACACTGACTTCCATCAGTTGCTGGCCACCAACGTAAAACAATATAACGGGATTGCAGATGAACTCCACACTATTGAAGGCATTTTTGACAAAAAAGGTGCCCCAGTCAAAGATAAAAAAACTAAGGAAGCAAAATCCATACCTGAACCAGCTTGGATACTTTTTGAGAAATGTATGCGAGGCGATCCCACAGACAACGTATTCAGTGCATATCCCGGAGTCCGGAAAGTTGGAAGTAAAAATAAAGTTGGGCTCACAGAAGCGTTCGCGGACCGCGATAAAAAAGGGTTCGCGTGGAACAATCTGATGCTTCAGCGTTGGACCGACCATAACGGTGAAGAGCACCGTGTGCTGGACGACTACCTGCGTAATGTTACCTTGGTAGACCTGACTGCACAGCCAGACCATGTCAAAGTCTGGATTGCTGAAACTATTGCTACCAACTCTGTGGCCAAAGATATTCCGCAAATTGGTGCCAAGTTCATGAAGTTCTGTGGCAAGTACGAGTTGAATCGTATCAACGACAACATTCAAAACTTTGTGGCGTTTTTGACTGCCGCATATCCCGAGGAAGTAAATGTTTAATTTTTTTAAATCGCGTCAAGAACATGTTGAGGAACTCATGGATGCAATCAAAGAAAATGCCACAGTAACACCGACACCTGTGCCCGATCGCACATCAGAGCCGGCTTACCAAATTGGCAAAACTGAGGACAACAGAACTACCTTACGCATCGGTGGTTCAGGATATTTTAGCACTCTTACCATGTCGGACCACGGTGTTCGACAACTGATTCGCATGCTGGAATCTACACTAGAAAAGGAAACTGAAAATGAAACTGTTTGAATGGCTCAAAGAACACGAAACTGAAGTTGCATGGTTCCTTATTGGATTTCTTGTCAACGACGGTCTGGTCAAAATTGGCCAAGGTAATCTGAATGCGGCCGGACTTGATTTTGTGGTGGCCGCCATCAACTATTTTATGTGGAGACGTTGATGAAAATTGGTCTTAGCTACAGCAGGTGTGTGCGTGATATTGTGGACGGAGTGGTAGACATAAACGATGTATTGGTATTAATTACTCGCACAGACTTTGATCCACACAATGATGACCAATGGTCGGGCATTTGGTCAGGCTACGGTGGCGGCCAAACTTTTGGTAGCCCGTTTAGCAGTCCAGAATGGATGAATTATCCTGCCGAAGATGAACAAAAGTTCAGAGACATCACATTACAACTTTACGATTCTGGCAAAATGCATCAGCCTCGCCAGTTTGGTGCTCATCCACAGCGCCGACCCGAGATCTGGCTAGAGGCTGTATTACCCAGTAGCGAACTGGAACACAATGCGGCCGCCAAGGCTGCCTGGGAGCAGTTCCAGGTCATTGCCGGTTTGTCTAGTGTGGAACTAGATGACAAGTATCAATAAGGACTGTCATGCTTGGAACAATATTCATTGGTCAAGGAGCAGAATATCTGCAAGTGGCTGTCAACCCCTCTGCACTGCCTTATGTGAGTAGCTCGTCTAATCCCGCACAAGGAATGCTGAGGGTCACCAACAATCAAATGGAAGTATTTAACGGCACCGGTTGGCAACAAATTTATGAAGGATCAGCATCAGTGGGATTATCGTCAAAGACAATAGATATACTTAAATGGGCCGACGCCAAGATGCACATGGAACGTGAAATCATGACCGCTGTTGAAAACAATGTGACTGTGGCTGATGCTTACCATACCTACAAAGAAGCCGCGGACCGACTAACAGTGGTCATGGCGTTGGTAGAGAAAGAGGAGAAATTACCATGATTAGAGGTTTACTTTACAAACTGCACCGTTGGGTGTGGGACTATCGTCCGCACGATGAATCTGTGAAAATCAGTACTGCCACCACCGGTATCAATCGATTGGTTGGACACGACGATATTGACCCGACCATTAGATTCAGTGTAACAACTGCACGTGGCGGTGTGATTGTTGCCAGTCGCACATACGATAGACAAAAAGATCGTAGCAATGACATTATCCATGTCATCCACGACGACGAAGATGTGGCCCGTCGAGTTGGAGAAATTGTGGCCCTGGAGTTGATGAAAGCATGAGCGAAATAATTGCACGTCCGGTAATTAAAAATAAATTTTGGATTGTAGAAGAAGCCGGTGAAAAAACTGCCACAATCCAGGCCATTGATCAAACTGGCCAAGTGGCCTTTGTACACAATGAGCAAAGAGAAATCTTTCCCAGCATAAAACTACTAAGTAAAAAGTATAACATAGAATTTCTCAAGCAGGAAAAGATCAAGTCAGACCGACCAGCCACGTATAGCATACACGGTTACCCCACGCCACATCGACCGCATAATGTGTTGTTTGATGTGCAAAAGCATCTGCCAATCTATACCAAGACTGCCAAGAGCAAAAGTTTCTTCTGCGCCGGGTACTATATTATCAAGTTCAATCATAACTGGGCTCGTGCCTATTGTCCCAAGGCCATTACCCTGAACAGGTACGAATATGAAGGTCCGTTTGTCACACAAGAAGAAATGACCGAACGTTTAAAGGTAGCCAATGGATAATTTAACTTTACCAGTACGCATGTTCAACGACAAAGTGCGTGTGATGAATCAAACACAAAGTCGTACCGTGACACTAACTGCGGACGAGGCAAGAAACCTACATTCAGACATTTTTGCATTGTTGGCCAAATTTGCAGAATTAACAAAAGAACCTCAGGTAACGGATGAGGTTGTCCAAATCAGCATGGACGGAGGAAGTTTTAAATAAACTGCGCGGTTATTGATCATAAATAACTGTATCAAGGAACGTAATGAAATGAGTCGACCAAAACCAACCGTGCTGTTAGAGCACGTAAACAAATCAAATTACAAAAGCGATCAGGTCTTGGCCAGTGAGGGAATTTGGGCGGTTTTTTACGACAACCAACCCATTAACCTAAAGACTTTTAATACCTTGGTACATTACCCTGGACCAAAATACAAAAAGGTCAGCTTTTCTAACAGCGGTCATGCCATCAACTTGGCCCGCAAACTCAACAGCCTTTTCAAGACTGACAAATTCACAGTCGTGTTACTGAAACAAGGCGAAAAAATCTATCCTTAAATCATGGATCAAGGCCAATGGCAAACGCTCATTGTCACTCAGGCCGGCTACCCTGTTGAACGTTTCGTTGGTGTAGAACACACCTGGTGGCAGAATCCACTCAATCGCGACAGTTTACGATTGACCAGTACTGGATTCAAATGGGCCGGTAAGCACGCCGGTATGGTATTTCATGCCGTTGAACTGCAAGAAAAAATTCTACCCAAACAGATGCTACAACTAGAACGCCTGCTCACCAGCCCGTACTACATAAAAACTCTCAAAACACTATATGTGGTCAGCGAAACTGATGCTGTGATGCTACAGTTACACGGCGGCAACTTGAATCAATACCTAGACAACTTGCAAAGTAATACTTAGGTACTAGTTGACACAAAAAGAATATTCTGTTATAGTTACTGCTGTATGTAACTTTTAAGGATTAAAATGATTCCAATGTACGAAGATGTTGTGCGTAAGCCCAATGTTATGAAAAACCGAAATCCTCTGAAACAAAAAACCAGCAGGATTGTTGCACTAGCTGATCGTGTTGCACAACTTCAAACCTACAAAGGTTGGCAACGATTGATTGCAGAATATCAAAAGCAAGGTGTTCAAATTGATCCAAAATTACGACCTTTGATCAAAATGGTCAAGTTGAAATTGTTGTTCATCGATGAAGATATTCAACGAGCACTGGATGCCAAACATTGTACCAACATTGCAGGTATTGGCAATTTCAATCCTTTGTACCTGCAGGTATTTTATTGTGTTAAGATTCCAGGTACAGAAGAATACCATAGTGTTGATGCACAACACACGGCCACACTGGTTGCGGCTTTGATTGACGCAGGTGTGTTCACTGGCGAAACTGACTGGCATGAAGTTGAAATGCCGGTGCTGTATATAGAAACCAATAGCAAGGCATTTGCTCGTAAAGCATTTGCACTGATCAACGGCAAAGGCAAAAAGAAAATTAGCCCTTGGTATGAGCACCGTACCAAAGTAATGAGTGTACGTATCGACGGCAGTACCGACGAAGATGACGTAGAAGCAGAACGCAAGCAAGCAATCTGTGAGAAATACGACTGTTATCCTATAGATAAAGAACATACCGACTTCATTGGCAAGCCTGGCACATTTACTCATATGCAAGCATTGAGTTTAGATGACGATATTTTAGAAATGGCTTGTAAATTCCACAACACCTATTTCCACTGTGATGAGATCAACGGTTCCTTGTGGTTTATGATTGAAGACTTGTTCAAGGCTTTCAAAGCCGCCAAGATCAAAATCACTGACAAGTTCTTGGGCGAGCTGGCTGGTATTCTACAAGGTTACTTTGCCGGATTAGCGGGTTTCCACGAAGCTGTGCATCACGCTCATCGCGAGTGGGGTGAACATACATACGGCTACGAAGTGTCATGGCAAGACGAAGCCATTGCGGCTGTGCTGGTGTTGTTGTACCAACGTCTGGGCGGTACCCAGCGTATTCCCAAACCCTTGCTGGACCGCTTTGAAAAGATCCTGGACTTTGTTGCAGACGATATCAAAGCCCTGTACGAAGAAGTTGAAACAGCATGAAATTCTATATCCTCCAAGGTCCATTCCGTACCGGATTTGGTATTACGGGTGACCACGAGCGCCGAGAAAAAGACTATACCGGCGCTTGGGGAGGTATAGCCCGTTTTTCATACTTGTTTGAAGGTACCAGCACTCATGTCAAACGACTGGAAAATATCATCAAAATTCAAAACAGAGACATGCTGTGGAAAGTAGATGAGTGGGAAACTGAGTGGCTAGACAACGGTTGGTCTCCTGAACAGTTGTTGCAATTTGTGCAAGAGCTGGTGGCCGAGCGTCATTTAAAAGTGTTACAGGTAAGATAGTACTTAATTTTTGGCCAAACGTTCTGTGAATTTTTGTTGACAGTCAATCAACTCCAGCATATAATTCTTTTTGTAAATCAACTACTTGCTCTCAAGGCACATCATGGCATACTACTTAAAATCTGGTAACACTTTCCGCGTATCTTCCAAAGAAGCCATGGATCTTCACGAGCAGTTGCCACCCGGCAACTATGTGATCAAAGAAGATCCATTCCACAATCTCTATCTTGAACACATTGACGACTTTGAAATCAAGGGCAAGCGTTATGGTGACCTGGATCGTAACTGCGATCGAATCATCAACACTTTCCTGGATCGCACAGCATCAACTGGTGTCATGCTCAATGGCGAAAAAGGCTCAGGCAAGAGCCTGCTGGCCAAGGCAGTGTCAATTGCCAGTGCCGAACGAGATATTCCTACCATCATCATCAATGCACCATGGACCGGTGATAGATTCTTCAGCTTCATGCAGAATATTGATCAGCCGTGTGTGGTGTTGTTCGACGAGTTTGAAAAAGTTTACAACTCAGACGACCAAGAGCACATACTGACCTTGCTGGACGGTGTGTTTCCTAGCCGTAAATTGTTTGTGTTGACTTGTAACGACAAATGGCGTGTGGATCAACACATGCGTAATCGCCCGGGTCGTATTTACTACATGCTGGATTTCAAAGGCTTGACCGCAGACTTTATCATCGAGTACTGCGAGGACAACCTGAACAATCAATCGCACATCGAACGCATTGTGCAGATCACCAGCCTGTTTCATCAATTCAACTTCGACATGCTCAAGGCCCTGGTTGAAGAAATGAATCGTTACGACGAGGCTCCTGAAGTGGCACTCAAGATGTTGAATGCCAAGCCCGAGTTTGATGAAGGCAACAAGTACACAGTCAAGTTGAGCATTCAAGGTGTTGAACTGGCCGACACCGAACTGAGTGAAAAAACCTGGAACGGCAATCCACTACAAAAGTATGTCAAGGTACACTACAAAAAATACGAGAAGTCGGCTCCAGACGACGATGACTTTGACAGCCTGTTGGCCAACGACGATGAGGAATGGAGTTGGGAAGATGTCACATTCACGACCGGCGACTTGAAAAAGATCGAAAGCGACGGCAGTGCATTTACCTTCTTCAAGGATGGCTTTGGCTTGAAGTTGACCAAAGTGGTTGAAAAACAAAGCTACTACTACGATGCTTTTTGATCACCACCGGCCTGTGCCAGTGTAGTGATATTCAAAGCTGGGATCTTTCCATGGTGCTAGGTGCTTGGGTGCCGACCACCATGGACCCCACGGATCCTTGGGCAATTTCAAACTGTAATTGAAATCTGCATGCCAGGCGCCTGCATGGTCAATCTTGAAATGATGTGTGGCTGTATACTCGCTGTCCAGTCTATGCCCAAACTCGGTACGATCAAACTCTTGTTCAAATGTCACAGTCATTTCAAAACCGCCACGTGCTCGCCATAGCAGTCTAAACAAAGGCCAAATTTCATTTACCAAGCTGTCAGCCAAGCTGTTTAATCCTGGCTTGATAATTGCATAGTCAAATTGCTCGTACTCCACATGATTGATCTGTGCCGGATCATCATATGTGATCGAGTAGGCCTGAGCCAGGTTAGGACGTTGGCCGGTCCACATGGGCACGGGTGTAATAGGGGCACGGTTGATTTCCTGAACAAATATCTCAAGACTCTTGATACGTACCTTGCGATGTGTTTGACTGTTGGACAGGTCTGTGGTAATCCAGGTATTCATAAAAGCTTCTTTGCAGATGTTGTACTTTTCTGGATTTGTTCCCATGTCTGTTTCGGGCTCCAACATCAAGGTCAAACCTGTTGCCAGGTTGCGTATGCCGTTGTTGCGATTGCGCCAAATCATGGTCATGGTGTCAGCAAAGGCTTCAGGATCTTCGTTGGGAAATCCCACAATCCAATTGGTATCTGCCACAATGCCCACACGTTTACCTTCTCTGAGGTTCACTTCGACTTCGTCGACTGTGATACCTTTCTTCATCAGGTCCAACACTTTCTGACTGCCCGACTCGATGCCGTAGTTCAATAGATAACAACCCGAAGCTTTTAGATCGTCATAGTATGCGGCATCCATGCGCCCGTCACAACGACAATAGCCATTCCATTTGATATTCAGCCTACGGTCAACCACTCCGAGTGCAAAGGCACGTAGTTCTTTGAGATTTCCGTTGACCAAACTGTCAATAAACCAAACCACATCAATGCCGTGATGGCGATACTGATGTTCAATTTCATCCAAGATGCTACCACTCATGCGTCCGCGATAGCGCCAAAATAGTGTTTCTGCACAGAATGTACACTTGGCCACACAGCCGCGACTGATTTCGGCGCTGATACCATTGGGGATTGTGTAAAGATTGAAATCATAATCTGAATAGTCCGGAAAAGGCAAACTGTCAAGATCCAGTCGTTGTCCTGACTGTTGTCTTATGTAACGATCTTCGAGCGGCTGTCCGTTCTCAACCTTTTCCAATGATTCCAACATGATCAATTCGCCTTCACCTGTGAACACATGATCCATGTCATCGGTGGGTTTGAAGTAAGGCTTCTGTGCGTTGGGACCGCCAATCCAGATCTGTGTGTGGGGCAGGCGCTGTTTTATTTGTTGTGCCATCCAACGTATGGGCATTTCGCTGGTATAGTACATGCTGAACCCAACCACATCTGGGTTCAATTCAACTATTTGTTCTAGGTACTCTAGATAGATGGGTTCTAGATATGGGTGTAGCTCTTTGTGATACCAATCACCGGTCCAGTGGAATTCTCTGGTTCCGGCCCAAGGATCATAATCCAGAGTCTCACTGTCTCTGAAACGATTGTAACAGGCAATGTTGATATCCATCACTGTGGTCCGATAACCAGCGGCACGTGTCACAGCACTCAATCGGGCCATGTTGTAGGGTGGGAAGAAGGTTCCCCACTCGGGCATCATGATGAACATCATGTGAGTGCGACGAGTCACTTGTTCAATGTGCGCTTGAGTTAGATTTTTTTGTGGTTGCTTGCGAGCCAGCTGAGCCATGGCCTGCACCGTTACAAAGTGCTTGTCGTCGGCCATGTCCTTCATTGGCGGCAACGGAGTCGCCTCTTGTATGGGGATAATCTTGGACATAACTGTATTTAAGCTGTTGCAAAAAAGCCACAATATTTTGGTTGACCCAAAAAGGCAAATCTCATACAATACATGTATTGAAACTTAAAAAGGAGTCTACACTATGTCCACAGTAACCTTTGCCGGCTTTAGCCGTGTTGCAGGTGTGCTCAAATTCCGCACTGCCAACGATGTCAAGCGAATTGACCAGCTTCGTAAATTGGGTGACACTGATGTTGTTATTTTGCAACTGCCGCAGGAAATGAGCAAAAATGATGCCGCAAAATTTGTGCTGACCAATTTGGATTCTGGCAAGTATTTTGTTGAGGCAAAAGAAGCCGAAGCCTTGCTCGCGGGACTGGTCAAGGACGAGAATCCGTTTGCAAAACCCGTCAAGACTGTGGCAAAAAAGCCACAAAAAGTGGTCAAAACTGTGGCAAAAAAGCCACAGGCCAAGCCCGCTGTAACAGCGGCTCCTGCCATGGAATTTGTGGCTGTAAACCCACAAAATGCCGCCAAAATCCGTGCTCAATTCATCAAGAAGCTGTTTAAAGAGGTTGCGGAATAAACCAAAATCCGGTATAATAATTGTATTGTAAACAAAACGGAGTTCGAAATGAGTTATGTAATCGTTAGCAAAGGTACCGGTTTAATCGTCACAGACGGTCCTAATAAAACCCGTGCATACAAAACTTTTGGTGCCGCCAAGGCCACTCGTACCCGTCTCTGCCGCAAAGCAGGTTGGAGCGAGGACCAACTGAACATTGTGAGCCGTGACACCTATCGGGCTCCCAAGGTCACTGTCAAGAATTTGATGACGGGCAAGCCAGTGACCATCGATGCAGACACTCCTTGGTGTTGCAACCCTGCCAGCGAAACTTATTGGTCAATGTAACAAAAAAACAACAGACCAATAAAGACAAATCTTGTATAATACTTGTATTAATTAACTAAAGGAGTATTTTATGTCCGTGACTGAAAACCGTAGTGTTACCCCCAGCGAAGCCCGTAGCCGTGTGCTCCGAGCATTCAAAGCTCAGCGTCCTGTGTTCTTGTGGGGCCCTCCTGGTATTGGCAAATCAGAATTGGTAGCAGGCTTGACTGAAGATCTCGGTGGCCACATGATCGACTTGCGCCTGGGTCAAATGGAACCCACTGATATCCGTGGTATCCCATTCTTCAACAAAAACCGAGAAGTCATGGATTGGGCTCCTCCGGTGGACTTGCCCAATGAGGAATTGGCCAGCCAATATCCCATCGTTGTATTGTTCTTGGACGAGATGAACAGTGCCGCGCCAGCAGTTCAGGCCGCAGGCTATCAACTTATTTTGAACCGTCGTATTGGCAAATATCGATTGCCAGACAATGTGGTAATCGTTGCCGCAGGTAACCGCGAAAGCGACAAAGGTGTCACTTATCGTATGCCTAGCCCATTGGCCAACCGTTTTGTTCACTTGGAAGTGCGCCCCGACTTTGATTCGTGGTTCCAGTGGGCTGTCAACAATCAGACTCACCAAGACGTGGTAGGTTACTTGAGCTTTGCCAAGCAAGACTTGATGGACTTCAATCCCAAGAGCGCCAGCCGTGCGTTCGCTACACCTCGTAGCTGGACTTTTGTGTCGCAGTTCTTGCAAGATACAGATGCTACCGATGCAGAACTGGCAGACTTGATTGCCGGTACTGTGGGCGACGGCTTGGCTGTGAAGTTTATGGCACACCGCAAGGTGGCTGGCCAAATGCCCAACCCATCCGATGTGTTGAGCGGCAAGGTCAAAGAGTTGAAAGTCAAAGAAGTGTCAGCCATGTACTCGTTGACAATCTCCATGTGCTACGAACTTCAAGAGCAATTCAAGAAGTTGGGCAAGGAAAAGATTGCCGACTGGCATGCCCAGGCTGACAACTTCTTGAGCTTTATGATGACCAACTTCACTACAGAATTGGTTGTGATGGGTGCTCGTGTTGCGTTGACAACTTACAACTTGCCCATGGTTCCTGGCAAGATGAAGAACTTCGACGAGTTCCACAAGCGTTTTGGCAAATACATTATTGCCGCAAGTGGCAAGTAAACGGGTTCGCTAGTCACGGACAGGAGGCGGACGAAAGTCGTAAGTCCTCCTTTTTATTATGAGCACATTTAAATTAACCAAACTTGATCGAAGGCATACTGGCCACGGTCTATTTACACATTATATTGATGTTGACAGTTCTGTTGCAAGTGTGCAAATACTGCATCGTTGGAGGTCGTGGTGTTGGGAAGTATTTGGCCCCGGAATCGAATTGCGATTTGCAGTTGACCCTAGAGCCGAGTTCTCGGTAGTGCCTGTCAAACTGCCAAGGCGGTGGGCATGGCAAACCGAATTTGGCAACAAGAGGATATATTTTCAAACCGAAGCCGAAGCATCGGCATTTATATTTCATTGGGATACACCAGCATGAACTACCACTGGATTGGACATTGTCAAGAAGGTACATCGGACAAAGTGTGGGGTCTTATCAGACTCACTGACAGTACATGGAATAATGATTACGTGGCCTTTTGGGGACGACGTGGTCGAGCATTGCAAACCAAAATCCATCGTGACATTGGTCAATGGGAAGCTGACAAACTCTGCCACAAAAAAGAAGACCGCGGATACCAAACTATTAATCCCGCTAAGTTGGATCAAGTGTATCCTGAATTTGAAAATGATTTACAGTCCACAGCCGTGTGGGCGTTATTGAAAGCATGACATGATTGATGAAGAAGAACTTTATTTCCGACGATTCAGTCCAGAAAAACAAGAACAGATCAGAGGCCTTGTGGGCTATGCAACCTTGATGGGTCTAACCGGCAAGGATCTGGTTTCCATTGGCGGCAAGTTGGATCGGTTGAAGGTTTCTGCTGAAATAAAACGCAACATCAAAACTGTTGATTCCACTTACAACTTTTTGTTGGTCGGCAAAGACACCGACATAGACCGACGCTGGAAGATCAAAACTGATATTGGTTCTTACACTTTTGAGCGCCGAGGTTACGGTCACTTTCGGATCAGCAGTAGTATATCCGGTATCAGTCGGACTCATTCTTTGAACAGTGATTATGCTGTTGGTCGTATCGGTCACTATAAACGTGACCGTTATAGCATGATGTTGGATGTTTACAACGGTGTTTTCCGGCTGGATTTTTGAACTTGACCAATAATTCATTTGGGCGTATAATACATATATTGTTTAAAAGGAGCTAAAATGACTGTAGCAGAAAAACCCGCAGTAAAAACTGACCCAAAAGTTGACACTGCCGCTCGCGAAAAATTGATCACCGCACGTATTGGACTCTTGCTCAAGGCACCGTTTTTTGGTAACTTGGCAACTCGTATGACTTTGGTAAATGCCGATGCATGGTGCGCCACTGCCGCTACCGACGGTCGCAAATTTTACTACAATAGTGAGTTTGTGAACAAGATGCCGCTCAAGCAGGTAGAGTTTCTTGTGGGCCACGAAGTGCTTCATGCTGTTTATGACCACATGGGCCGTCGTGAACACCGCGATCCCAAAATTTCCAACATTGCCGCAGACTTTTGCGTTAACTCAGATCTGATTGATCAAAAGATTGGCGAGAAAATTACTGTGGTGGGCCTGTTGTACGATCCCAAATACCGAGGCATGAGCTATGAAGAAGTCTACGACGACTTGATGAAAAATGCTAACAAGATCGATATCAACAAATTGTTGCAACAAGTGTTGGACGACCACATGGATGGCGAAGACGGTGAAGGCGACGGTGATGGCGATGTTGACGGTAGTGGCAAACGACCCAAACTGACAGCCGACGAGCGCAAGGCCATTCGTGACGAAGTCAAAGAAGCTGTCATGCAAGCCGCTCAGGCAGTGGGTGCAGGTAACTTGCCCGGCGGTGTCAAACGCATGATCAAGGACTTGACTGAGCCCATGATTGGTTGGAAAGAATTGTTGGAACAACAAATTCAGAGTACTATCAAGAACGACTATACATTCGCTCGCCCAGGTCGCAAGAGCTGGCACTTGGATGCCATTTTGCCTGCACAGAAGCCCGGTGAGACCATTGACATTGTGATTGGTATTGACACATCGGGTTCAATTGGTCCCGAAGATCTCAAAGTTTTCTTTAGCGAGATCAAGGGTATCATGGATTCCTATACCGAGTACAAGATTGTGGTCATGGGTTGGGATACCGAGATTGGTGGCGTCGGCGAGTTCACCAGTGACAACATGGAAGATATTACCACGTTTGATCCGCAAGGTGGTGGCGGTACCGATCCCATGTGTGTTTGGGAATACTTGAAAGAGCACAACATTGAGCCCAAGAAATTGATCATGTTCACTGACTACTGTTTCTTTGGTTGGACTCCAGACGAAGTTGAAGGCTACTGCGATACAGTTTGGATCATCAAAGGCAACCCTAATGCCGAACCCGAGTTTGGTATTTGGGCACACTACGAAGAAGCCGCTAAAGGTTAATCATGTACCTACTGGCCATGCTGGCGACTGCTTACTACTTGTATCGCTTGCGCGGTCACGAGACCTGGTGGTTCCTGGCTTGGCCAGGTACTGTTGTACACGAAGCTTCGCATTACCTGGTTGGAAAACTGACCAATGGCGAACCATTTGACTTTAATGTGGCACCAGATGCTTCAGTCAATGGCAAAAGGCAATTGGGTAGTGTGAGCTTTCGCAACATTACATGGTTCAACGCCGCTCCAATTGGCTTTGCTCCTGTGCTGTGTGTGTTGGCGGCTTGGTGGTTGTTGCATGTCCATACCGGTAGTCTCTTGGGAAATGGTGCTATGATAGTGTTGGCGTCAAGTGTGCTGTCTGGCTGTTTTCCCAGTTCAGCTGACATCAAAATTGCGACCAGGTATGCGTCTGGATTGATATTCTGGATCACTGTGATTGTTTTGTTTTTTCATTATAAAGGAATTGTATGAGTAATACTGCTGTTGACGAAAAAGATATCCCCAAACTGGAGCCCATTTTCCATGGTGCCCCGGACACTGTGGAGCAAGCCATTGAGCGCATCATGGAATTAGAAATGCGACTCGAGGACCTGAGTCGTGCATGCGAAATTGCCGGCATCACTGGCCAATTGGAAATTGTGGCGGCATTCCGCGACCAGGCCGAAGAGTGTTTGACTCGTAAAATTACCATCGAGCAACCCAGTGCTGAAAATCTCAAAATCACTGTGGTTACCGGCGAAGTGGAAGCCAGCAAACTGGAAAATAAATAACTCATGCGCTCAGGTCGGCTGTTCACGTTTGGTTGTAGCTTTACTGCCTATATCTGGCCAACCTGGGCCGATATCCTGGGCCGAGAATTTGAGCATTATGAAAACTGGGGACAGCTCGGCGCTGGAAATCAATATATCTTCAACAGCTTGATAGAGTGTAATCAGCGACACAGATTCACTGCCAATGATACTGTTGCTGTTATGTGGACCAATGTTGCTAGAGAAGATAGATACATACACGATCAATGGATCACTTCCGGCAATATATATCACTGTGGCGGCTATTACGACTCAAGTTTTATTAAAAAATACACCAGCGAAAGAGGTTACTTGATACGGGACCTTGCCACTATCACAGCCAGCCAGGATCTGTTGACGCACTGGGGTGTCAACAGCATACAGCTTTGCATGGTACCGTTGGACAATGTGGATCAATATGATGTGACAACTAGCCCAGACCGAGATGTGGTTGAACTGTATCAACCCACCTTGGATGCTGTCAGACCCAGCGTGTACGAAACCATTTATAATTTCGATTGGCTGTCTCGGGCCAATCGATATGCTGTAGGCGACAAGCATCCTGACACTCCTACACATTTGGAATTTTTGCAAAAGGTATTGCCCGAGTATGATATCTCGCCAGATACCATTGACTGGGTACGCAATTACCAGCATAATAAAAACTACACGATGCCTGACCCGGAAAGATTGTGATGCTGAAATTAAACGAAGTTAACCCATTGGCTGTTTTTGGACTGCGTAGGCTTGAGCATTGCCCGCCCTATTTCACTGTGGTGGCGTTTAACCTGACGTCAAGCGAAAAGAAAATATCCGATTGGGTCTGGGAAAATCTAACCGGAAGATTCTATCTTGGAGATCATTATGGAACCGGTGATTCGGGCAAAATTGAAATTCAAAAAGTTGCCGCTTTCGAACAGCCAGGTGAAGCCAGCTATTTCAGTCTAATCTTGGATACCATCAACAAGCAAGATTCTGACTGGTAAAAAATTTTTCCGTTGCAGACGCTATGGTTAAATAACTATAGTTATTTACAACGGAGAACTGTATGTCAGACCAAGACCTAAATCAAGAAACCCCCGCAGTTGAACCAACTGCACCAGCTCTAACACTAGCCGACCTAACACTGGCGTTGCAGACCATTCAAGTGGTTGCACAGCGCGGTGCCATTCGTGCCGACGAAATGGTTGCTGTGGGTGGGTTGCACGATCGTTTATTTGCTTTCCTAGAATCTCAGGGTGCAATTACACGCAAGGCACCCGAAGCCCCTCAAGGAGAATGATATGATGTTAAAACATATCGGTCGCCACAACGACAAAAAAATTGTATTAGCCTATCGTCAAATTCCCGGTGACGACCACATGTGTTTGGTTATCTACAGCGACATGCTACCACAATTGATTCACGACGAAGTCATGAAAGTGTTGGAAAGTCCAGTCGGGCAACAGGCCAGCGAACTGGCTGATGCGCTGTTCCGTACCACAATGACAGACGGTCGTAACTGTTTGGAAGTTTTACACAAGTCAGGTTATCTAAAAAAGGTAGCTTGCAACCAAGTTTTAATCACTCCCAATGCCAAATCAAATGTGCGTTTGGATGAGTTAAACAAGATTCTAAATGAAATGGCGCAAGGCGAAGAAGCTGTCAAGCGCATGGCCAACCTTGACAAGAATGCCGGGATGGTCACACGTGCCGAACCCAAAGAGGTGGGTGCAAATCCTGCAAGCCGTACTACACCGGCTGCTCCAGGCACTGCCGCAATTGGTGATGTCTTGACAGACGAACAGTTGGCCAGTCAGCGTGTTGCACAGGCAGCAAAAATGAAGTTAGATGCTCAAGCACTATTGGCAGAGGCCGCTAGACTCGAGCAAGAAGCCAACACCATTTCACCTAAGAATAATAATGTCACAGCACCCAAAAAAGCCGGGCGACCCAAAAAGGCCCAAACGGCTTAAATTAACGATCACTGAGAGAGCTAAGTGGAAACAGATACTGAAAGAGGTTGAAAAAGCCGAAGCCCCAGTATCTGTTTTACAAGGTATCACGGTACACCTGATAGACGGCACTCAAGTCAACATCGATGTACAAGAGCTGTTGAACGAAGGTATACTGCCAGAAGATTTAGAAGAAGATATAAATCAAAAGCTACAGGATTTAGATCACATTATTGAAAATGTTGATTTTTTTATCAGCATAGAACATGTTGCAAAAACTGTTCAACCATTTACAGACAACTTACTTAAAAACTTATGATTAATGCCCTACTCGCCGTGGATCAATTCGGCGGTATGGGGTTCAATGGTACATTGCCTTGGCCCCATGACGCCGAGGACATGGCCAACTTTGCTCGATTGACCAAAAACCACATTGTGGTAATGGGACGCCGTACCTGGGATGACCCCAAAATGCCCAAGCCCTTGCTGGGCAGGATTGTGTACGTGGCCACCAACCGTGCTGTGGACTATGCCAATTCCATCACTGGCGACCTGAGACAACATCTGGTCAGACTGGAAAAAGAGAATCCCGATCGTAAAATTTGGGTCGTTGGCGGTACTGAAATATTTGATCAATGCGCGGGCATGTTTGATCGTATTTACATGACTCACATGGCTGGTGTCTATCGCAATGACAAAAAAATACAAATAAACAAAATGCTGACCGGATTTAGACCTGTTAGTTGTTCTCACACCCCCGGTAGCAAGGCCACATTCATAACGTATGAGAGTGTGTTCAAAGGCATCCGTGAATGAACAGCAAAGTTTTTTTTGTTGGCAGTACAGAAAGTGTAGGATGTACTTTTCTGGATTGGAGTATTCATTACCTGGCAGGAAGAACCACATTTTACAATGTTAAACAAGGACTAATCGACTTGGTCGACAATCCAGTCAAAGCATTCAATGCTCACCTACATCTCAAAAACCATCCGCTTGGTCTTGCAGGATCAATTGAAGCAATCAAGGTATTGCAAGCAAATACAGATTTTGGATCATTTTACCCATATATGCATATAAAGTCGTCCAAGGAAGATACCCCCGATATTAGAAAACAGGTTAGAAAAAAAATACAAAAAGAATATTGTGAAATTTGGAATTACTGTCATAACAATCAAATACCCTTGATATATGTTTCTTTAAACGATTACCCCTTATACACTATCTCCGGTCGACGAATATTTATATCCGATTTTTATTCCACCGATCATGTGTACGATTATCCAGACCAGTATTTTGATGAATTGCTAGAATTTTATTTTGGCAATGACATAGCATCTTATAAAAATTATAACATTTGGGACAAACGAGAATTATTGGCAATTAATTTACACCCCCAACAGATGTTTAGCGACTGGCGTGAAATTGGCCTGGATCTGACTGTTGATCATAAATTCATAAATGCTCAACAGCTCTGGACATTTGGTGAAGATGTTGTACTTGAATGTTTGGAGTATTTGGGCATGCCATTGGTATCCGACCGACTGCCACAGTGGCGTGTTGCATACAGAGATTGGCAACAAGAACAAAAAAGACTTCTAAAATTTGTATACGATGCCGAGCACATTGTGGAATCTGTTGTTAATAATTTTGATTTTGATCTTCGTCCTTACAATTTAACATTGATACAAGAATCGGTAATACAGCATTTGCTAATTTACAAACACAATGTTACAATTAAAAACTGGCAACTGGTCAAGTTTCCAGACAACGCCAGAGACTTACACAAACTGCTAGAACCAAATTTTCATCCAGTAAAGAATCTATACAAATGAAACAATATTTAGATGCATTACAACAAGTACTTGATCATGGCCAACAGGTCACTGACCGTACTGGCACCGGTACCGTTAGTTTATTTGGTATGCAACAACGATATGATCTTGGCACAGGGTTTCCTGCTGTTACTACCAAGAAGCTGGCATGGAAAGCTGTAGTTAGTGAACTACTTTGGTTTATAGAAGGCAGTGGAGACGAAGGACGATTAAGAGAAATCTTATACGGCGATAGAGAGGCTCGAACTGATCACGGCATCTTTAAGAAAACCATATGGAGCGATAATGCTACTGCTCCTTACTGGGCACCCGAAGCAAAGTATGAAGGCGACTTGGGTCGTGTGTACGGAGTACAGTGGCGCAAATGGCGCACACCAGAAGTGATTGAGGGCGGTAGCTTCACCAACGATTTTGGACACACATTCAGTCTCAAAGGTGGAGTCAGTATCAAAGAGGTCGACCAACTAACTAATCTAATAGATGGTATACGAACAGACCCACACGGACGAAGACATATCATATCTGCATGGAACCCAGGCGAATTAGCGGCCATGGCCCTGCCACCGTGTCATTTACTGGCCCAATTTTATGTAAGAGAGGGTCGATTGAGTTGCCAAATGTATCAAAGAAGTTGTGACATGTTCCTTGGCGTCCCATTTAACATTGCAAGTTATAGTCTATTGACCCACTTGATTGCTCAAGTGTGCAATTTAGAGGTAGGCGAGTTTGTTCACGTGCTCGGCGACGCACACATATACATGAATCACATAGAGCAGGTAAAGGAACAATTGACACGTGAACCATTGCCTGCGCCAACTCTCTGGTTAAATCCAGACATTCGAGACATCACTCGATTTACCATGGCAGACATTCGTCTTGACGGTTATACCAGCCACGATGCAATTCAAGCCACCATGGCTGTATGATTAAAAACCTAATAGATACTACCAAAGCTGGTACATTGATTATTACTACTCCTCGTACAGGAGCTCATTTTTTAGAACAGTTTATATGTACCAATTTGCCAGAGTTGGTTCGACTCAGAGAGATATCTGACTATAGTCAATTGTCTGCAGGATTACAAAAAGGTCAATATTTTACTGCTATTATAAATGATTTGCATTTTAAATTTTGGTTGCTGTCACAGTTGGAAGTATTAGAAAATTTTCATGTTGTGATATTAACAAGAAAAGATAAAGTTATGCACTGGATCAGTACCTATTTGTTTAGGCAAGGACAAAATAAAAAAATAAAATCTCCTATCCATAATGCTACCAAGAATCAAATCTATACAAATTTTATAAATGAAAATGATCCAATAGAACTAGATCTATGTGAGATAGCAAACTGGATGTTAGAAATTGGTCTACTAGACAACGGTCTACCGTGCAATTACAAAATTGACTATTCACAGTTAATTGATTTGTATCCAGGCCAACAAGCGTGGACACCCAATGATTATCAAGGCATTGGACTTGATACATTGTTTATCAATCACGAAAAGATTGAATATTTGCTAAAAAATTGTATAATTGAAAATATCCGCAAATGAAATTTATAGTAACAGGTGGTGCTGGTTTTATAGGGCACAATGTGGTTCAATTGCTCGAGTCTGAAGGGCACGATTGCTTTATCATTGACTCGGTCACTGACTATGGGTTTGTTCCTGAAGAGGAACTGAGATACCTGTTTGCAGAAAGAAACAATCGCATACGTGCAGGTGTACATCATGTTGACATTAGAGATCACAAAGGTGTATCTGATTTTTTCAATACTTTTGCTGATGCGGATGCTGTGATACATCTTGCCAGTTTTCCTAGACAAAAAGTTGTCAGTGCCAATCCTGTTTGGGGGTCTGATGTGATGAGCACCGGGCTAGTAAACCTACTGGAACTGACAAAGCAGTATCGTATACCAAAATTTGTGTATGTGAGCTCAAGCATGGTATATGGTGATTTTGATAATGATGTGCAAGAACACCATGATTGTCAACCACAAGGCCAATATGGCATAATGAAATTAATGGGAGAGAACCTTGTTAAAGACTATACTCGTCGTGGCTGTTTCAATCATGTTATCGTACGTCCCAGTGCTGTTTATGGCCCATATGACGTTGAGGACCGAGTTGTATCAAAATTTATGCTCACAGCCTTGCGAGGAGGCACTCTCAAGGTTAATGGGGCAGGGGAATCACTAGACTTTACACATGTCAGTGACACTGCCGCAGGAATAGTACAGGCCACCTTGATAGAAGATGCAGTAAATCGTACCTATAACATAACCCGTTCTCAAGCACGTAGTCTGTTGAGTGCGGCCCAATTGGTAGTAGACATTGTGGGACAAGGCAATATTGTGATAGGTGACAAGGACGAAAACTTTCCCAGTCGCGGATCACTCAACATTGACGCCGCACGTGAGGCATTTGGGTTTGACCCGCAGGTCAACATCGAGCAAGGGTTTGAACAATATTATCGTTGGTTTAAAGAAAGCTCATATTGGCAAGCAAAAATATAATTCCATTCTTTGGACTAGATCGACAGTACGCCAATCTCAAGCAAGAAGTATTGGATGTGACCGATCGTGTGCTGTCCACTGGCCGTGTGCTGGATGGCAACTATACCAAGGCATTCGAAAATGAGATAGCCAGACGCTGTGATAGACAATTTGCAATCACAGTCAACAGTTGTAGCCAAGCCATTCTCATGGCATTACAAACAATCGAATGTGGGCCCACTGGCGGCCAAGTGATTATTCCAGCAGTGAGTTTTGCAGCCACACTAAACTCTGTGATGCTGACTGAACATACTCCTGTCATGGTCGATGTAGATCATAATGCGTTGATAGATCTAGAAACTATGGCCGAGTCTATCAATGATCAATCCATTGTTGCCATCATGTATGTTAATCTGTTTGGCAATGTGATCAACTACGATCGATTCAAGGTATTAACTGAGTTTTTTGGCCGGTCTCCGTTGATTATCGAAGATGCCGCACAGAGTTTTGGTGCAAGTTATCGAGGCATTCCCAGCGGCAAGTTGGGTGATGTCAGTGTGCTGAGTTTTGATCCTACCAAGAACTTACCCAACTACGGATCAGGCGGCATGATTTTAACAGACAACGAGACACTGGCGGAAAGTTTTCAAGACCTCAAAGACAACGGCAAACGGTCTGACCACTATTATCCAGGTACCAACAGCAAAATGAGCGAAGTAGATTGTGCTACCATGATGGTCAAACTCAACTATTTTGATGCTTGGCAACGGCGTAGAACTGCCATTGCCGATTATTACATAGAACAACTGTACCCCTATGTGGACATTGTGTTGCCCAATGAAGGTGTAACACATGCCTGGCACAAGTTTGTATTACGTGCAGACAGCCGTAGTATATTACACGGTCATTTGTCAAACGAAGGCATTGAAACCAAAGTTCATTACGAAAAAGCACTGAGCGATTTGCCGTTGTACTCCTCGCTTGACACCTATTACAATGCCGAAGAATTTTGCAAGAAAAGTCTGAGCCTTCCTATCTACCCCGAACTGACCGATGCCGAAGTTGAGTTTGTTGCACAATCAGTCAAAGACTTTTTTTACTAGAATATCTTTCTTGTAACCAAGCCCACTCAAAACTCTTTTGCAATTCCACAGGGTTGCCTGCAACACTGTCGTAGAATGCCACAGCATCTCTAGCACCAGCCAAGCAATCCTCTGCAAACGCACCTTCAGCCTGTGTTAACCAAGTCTTTAGTCGATACTCGGTTTCCAACGTGGGTTGTGTTTCAACAAACAGTTTTAGTTTGACTACCTCGCGGAAAGCGGTACGCCATGTCATCCAAGCACTTTGATTGAAATGCGCTGTACCCGACAGAATTGGCACACTCTCGTGTGCTTGACTCAAGGTAAAGTCAATGCCGGGATTGTTATTTTCCAATACCAATCTACGATTGTAAGCAATTACACCTTGGTGACCGTACTCTAATCCGTTTACAGGATTTCGTGCGTTAAAGATATAGTGTTTGGGTTCTTGGAAGTAATCGGGTGCCCAGGTGTGCCAGGGAAAGTCTGAGCCTGTCACTTCCAGTTTGGCAAATACTGCAAAGAACCAAGGAGTACGACTGCGACGTGCGGCTTCTTGATAAGCGGCAGTTCGTCCATTTACTCCACGTACCCATTCTATGTCGGTGGTGTTGGTTTGATAACACAGATGCTCGTACCAGCGTTGCTCGTCGGGTTCGCCGTTGCTGATGTATACTATGTCCATGCCTGGATCATCTTTGCCAACATAGTAGTCGTTAAAGCGGTGTTTGGCCGTCTCAATGTAGGGGTAATCGTAGATTTGTGTCTTCAAATCAGCCTTGATATCTCGAGGTACTAGTGCAGTGGCGCCCGATGTGCTAACACGTAAAACTGTACGGTCTTTGCGTGTCCACAAGCACGGATTGGTTGCAAGGTTCAAGTCTGCTTGATTGGTAAAGGTCACATATGGTGTTTCAAATTGATAGCTTTGTACTTCTGCAACCAAATCATCTGTGTTGTACACATGCACCGGTGTTTTGAATCGGTTGACTGTTTGATCCGTACAGTAGTTGATCACGTTAAACCAATCTAACAGTTCAAGTTCAATCATTTGTGTTTGAAACGACTCCACATGTATGTAGAATGTATCCCCACGCTCTTGTCCACCGCTGGGGAAGCAATGAATCATTTCGCGTTGCCAGGGTTCTGGTTGCCATGTAAAATCAAACTTTGCATAGTCACACACCGAGTTGATAATCCACACATACTCTGTCGTGGCCTGAGCCATGATGCGTCGGAATGTGTCCAGGTAGTTGTCTACAAATCTAGTACTGACCATGTTGCTGTTGTCGGCCAACAAACGTTCATACTGACTGCGGCTTTCAGGATTGCCATGGTCCACATAGAAAATATCAGCCACGTTTTCAGGACGAGTCACTGTTTGATCTTTTACAAAATTCAGATTGGGGAACTGTTCAAGACTTTCTGCCCACTCACTGTGACGTTCAAATTCCCACCGATTGATCAAGAATGTGTCCGACCACTTTTGATGCTGGCTAGGAAACACATGCGTCATGTAGCTTTGCCAAGGTTGTGCATGCCATGTAAAGTCAAATTGATCGTAATTGTATTCACTGCTGATCACCCAGAACTTGCTGGTCCGTGCCTTGGTAGCACAACGGCGTATGGTGGCCATCATGCTGTTGGCATAGCGTACTTTTTGTATCTTGGGATACTTGGCCTGCAGTCGTTCAAATCGACTTTGCGAGGCGGCATTGCTACGGTCAACAAAGAATATGTCCAGCACATCTACCACTTTCTTTTCTTTAACACGTTGAGGAATATCACCTTCAAACTTTAGTTCAGTGGCGCCGGGCACAGTATAGGTCAAGCCAATGCTCATTTGGTGTTCGGTACCAAAGTGATGTATGTAAGGCTCATCCTTGGGATGTGGGTGCCAGGTGAAGTCAATGTTGTCTGCGTCAACTTCTTCTGGCACATTCCACCGATCCATCATGGACAATAACTTGGCACGTGGCTCTTCCACAAATTTGCGCTCAGTGGCTCCCGGCACATGGTATTCTATTGTGCTCATCAGTTCAGCTGGATAGTGCTGATTACCAAACACATAGATATAAGGCGGATCACCTGGATCCGGACACCAGCTGGTATCAAAGTCGAAACTCAAAGGTCTAGGTATCACCCAATTTTGTTCGGTGCGCTCTAATCGTGCTACCGGCTGGTCCATGTATTTTGTTTCTGTAGCACCTGGCACCCGATACTCCACAGTGGGCATGATTTCTGCTGGCCACCATTGGTTGCCAAACACATACGTGTAAGGTGGGCTACCAGGATCTGGTTCCCAACTGTAATCAAATTCTACATTGTTGTAGTGTTTGACAAACTGTTCCGGGCGGCCGTGTCGTACTGCAACAGGGTGATCCATGTACTTGATATCTGTGGCTCCGCTAACAGTATACCTAACAGCTGGACGTTGTTCAGGTGCCATCCATTGATTACCAAACACATAGATATAAGCAGGTGCAGTAGGATCAGGGCGCCAACTGTAGTCGAATTCTCGAACATCATCTAATATCTCCCAATTGGTTGTATCTTGTGCCACTTGGGCAATCAAGTTTTCGATGTATTTTGTTTCTGTTGCACCCTTGACTGGATAAATCACAGTGGGTTCTATCTTGCCCGAGTTCCATTGATTACCAAACACATAGTTCATGGGCGGATCAAACGGATTGGGCTCCCACGAGTAATCAAATTCAGCCACAGTAATCTTTGTTTCAAATAGGCCAGGTTGCGGCAAACGTACAGTACGTGATGGCATGTACTTGATTTCAGTAGCACCAGGCACACAATAGCGTACACTGGCCTTGTACTCAGGAGGATTCCATTGGTTGCCGAACACATAGATATAAGGTGGGTCCAGGGGGTTAGGCACCCAAGACCAATCCCACTGCTCATGATCAATTGCCTCGCAAAGTTCCCAATGGTCCATGCAGTTGCCCAATTGTGCCACAGGAGCATCAACAAACTTTTGTTGTGTGGCGCCTGACACGGTGTAAGTCACTGTAGGCATGATCACGGCAGGCCAGTGTTGATTGCCGAACACATACACATAGGGTTCGGCTGTGTTGTCCGGATGCCAACTTGAGTCAAATTTGGCAACCAAATCCAGGCCAGCAAATACCTGTGTGTTGGGCAGTCTACGATGCTGTAGATCAACATACTTGATCTCAGTAGCACCGGGCACCACATATCTTGCACCACCATTGGGTTGCCACTGAGTAGCAAACTCGTATATATAAGGCAGTTCAGTGTTGTCTGGATGCCAACTGTAGTCTACGCCTTCTACCGGGAACGACATCTCCCAATTGACACTGTCAGGCAATCTGCGTGTGGCAATGTCAACATACTTGACTTCGGTAGCACCGGGTACCACATATCTTGCACCGCCATTGGGTTGATGCTGAGTGGCAAACTCGTAGATGTAAGGCGGATCCTGTGGATCCGGGTACCAGGTGTAATCAATGCTGTCAGCATCAACCTGCTCGTGCAGTTGCCAATTGGTTCGATTGGGTGCTAGCCTTGCATAGCCGTCCATGTACTTGATCTCAGTAGCACCAGGCACACAATACTCCACTGTGGGCATTTTTTCCGCTGGCCAACGATCATTGCCCCAAACATAAATGTAAGGCGGGTCTTTGGGGTGTGGCGCCCATGTCCAGTTAAAACTCTTGTGGTCAATGGGATATAGCACATGCCAGTTTTGTGTTGTTGACTTCAGCTGTGCTTTGATATCTATAATGTACTTGTGTTCGGTGGCACCAGGCACACAATATACGGGCCCACCTTCGTCATGCCACTGTGTGGCAAATTCGTAGATGTAAGCAGGATCTAGCACATCCGGATGCCAGCTATAATCAAAGTAGGCCGTGGCTTCGGTGTTGGTCCACGGCGTCGTATTGGCTAATGCAGTAACACGAAATGCTTCGCACAACTTGATTTCTGTGGCGCCGGGCACTGTGTATGTCACACCCGATGCCGATTGCCACTGACTGGCAAAGTGATAGATGTAGGGTGGCGCCAACGGGTCGGGTTGCCACGACATGTCCACTGTGTTGGCATCAATGTAATTGGGCACAGTCCAATTGGTTGAGTCTGGCGCTGGCTTGACTGTAAAAGGGTTTATCAATTTGATCTCAGTAGCACCGGGCACTGTGTATGTTACACCACTGCTGGCTTGCCATTGGCTAGGAAAGTGATAGATATAAGGAGGATCAAATGGATCCGGATGCCAGGTACGGTCAACACCCGTAATACCTGCCGGTACAGACCAGCCTGTGGTGTTTTCTTCAGTCACCGTTGCCTGGAATGGTGCAATTAGCTTGTCCTCTGTTGCGCCAGGCGTTTCATATACCACACTACCGGCACGTTGCCATTGGTCAGGGAAATGATATCTATATGCTGTTTCCAACACATCAGGGTGCCACGACCAGTCTACAGAACTGTGTTTGACAGCTCGTAATATATTCCAGTTTGCTTTATTAGCAACAGCCTTGACCACAAATGCATCACACAGTTTGATCTCAGTGGCACCAGGCACAGCGTAGGTCACACCACTGGCTGTCTGATGTTGGCTGGCAAAGTGATAGATGTAGGGCGGTGCCAGCGGATCCGGTTGCCAGGTGTAGTCCACCGTTGACGCATCAACATAGTCGGGCACAGTCCAATGGACCTTGGAAGGTGGCGGTTTGACTTGAAATGCTGTTGAAAATTTTATGTCGCCGCCACCTTTGTTGTATACAACTCCACTGCTAGCGGACCATTGTGTGGGAAAGTGATATTCATAATCAGGGTCTAACGGGTTTGGGTGCCACGAGTAGTCAACTCCTGTTATACCAGCAGGCACCGTCCATGATTTTCTATTAGGTATGGCTTTTACAATAAAAGCATTGGTTGACTTGATCTCAGTGGCACCAGGCACTGTATAAGTTACACCCGATGCCAATTGCCATTGGCTGGCAAAGTGATAGATGTAGGGCGGTTCCAGCGGATCCGGTTGCCAGGTGTAGTCCACGGTAGATTCATCTATGTACACAGGCACTGACCAATTGGTTTTACTAGGTGACAGGCGTACAATAAATGCATCACACAGTTTAATTTCTGTGGCACCGGCCACGGTGTATGTTACTCCACTGCTGGCCTGCCACTGGCTGGCAAAGTGATAGATGTAGGCAGGATCTAACGGGTTCGGACGCCAAGAGTAGTCAACTCCAGTGGTACCAGCGGGTACTGACCAATTGTCCTTGGACACCGGCATTGTGACCATAAACGCATCACACAGTTTAATTTCTGTGGCACCGGGCACAGAGTACGTGACACCAGACGCAGATTGGTACCTACTAGGGAAGTGATAGATGTAAGCAGGGTCCAGTGGATTAGGGTGCCATGAGTAGTCAACTCCAGTGGTGCCTGTAGGAACAGACCAATAGTGGTGTGTGTCAAGTGCCTTGACCACAAACGCATCACACGGTTTAATTTCAGTGGCACCAGGTACAGAGTACGTTACTCCACTGGCACTTTGATGCTGACTGGGAAAGTGATAGATGTAAGCGGGATCTAGCGGGTTAGGGTGCCAGGTGTAGTCTACAGAACTTTTTGCTATGCTGTCGGGCACTGACCAGTTGCTTTGGTTGGCCAACATCTTTACAACAAAGTCATCTACCAACCTGACATCTATGGCGCCTGGTACTGTGTATGTTACTCCACTGGCACTTTGGTGTTGACTGGGGAAGTGATAGATGTAAGCGGGATCCAGTGGATTGGGGTGCCAACTCAAATCAATTCCTGTGGCCAGTACTGGAATGTTCCAACGGTCTCGAGTTGGTGTGGCACGGGCACGTTGATCATCTACCAACTTTACGCCGGCTAAACCTTCCCAGACTGGTCCACCGGCACTTTGCCATTGTGTACCAAAGTGATATTCGTAATCAGGCTCGTGTGGATCTGGATGCCAACTAAAATCAAAACTGTTTTTGTCTATGTTGCTGGGTATGTACCAGTAGTCAGGGTCAGTGGTTGGTAGTCGTTTTACCTGTTGCTCCGATCTAAAGTTCCAGACTGGGTCTTGAGCATGTGCCTTGGGTACCAGATATACCCACCCGTTTTTTTGCCATTGGCTGGGCCAAACATGAACATGTGTGCTTTCCCAAGGTGCAGGTGTATAGTCAAAGTCAAAGCCCGAGTAATCATTGCCCCCATAAATATACCAGCAATACCCAGTTCTCGACAACTCAGCCGCATGCTCAAGACTATGAGCCGGCTTTTCAAATTCAAATAAATTTGGTTTTGGACCAAAATAGAAAACATCAAACATGTACGATATCCATACCCATTACGAAAATATATATCACTATCTACACACTATTATACAGGATCCACGCATACTTTACCTAATGCCTTATGGATCAACTCAACCAGAAAATCTAGAACGTCGTAGTTCTGAAATGGGGCACTGGCCCGGTCAGCGTGGGCCCATGTTTATCTTTTACGATCAGGAGCCCATCTACGGAGAATTCAATCACAGATTGTTGGATCATATTCAGAATAGCTATATGGGACCGTTTGTGTTGATTACTACAGAAAAAAATAGTGATGCACTAGACAGTATTTACGCAAAATACAAGTGGCCCATAGTATATTATTTCCATCACATTTTTGCCGCACACGATTGGTTCCGGGGCCACTACTATGATCCACTGATCATACATCCAACCAAACGCACACTGAAGAAAAAGTACATCAGCTTTAACCGTATCACTGGTAGCCGTCGTGTGTATCGCAGTTTGCTGATCAATGAACTGGTTGTGCGCGACATACTGGATCAAGGCTATGTCAGCTACAATGATACCTGTAGCGAAGGCGGTACGTACCAAGAACACCTGATCAAAGGTGCCGAGGATGGGCTATACTCCGTAGAACTGGCTCAGGAGGCCATTGCCAATATTGGGTCTATACAATTGCCACTGCGTATTGATTATCAAGACCAAGCGGTAATACCTAATCACAGCATGCAACTGAGTGCAACCGAGTATTCACAAGAAAGTTTTATCTATGTTGTGACCGAAACTTGTTTCTGGGAACGCAAAGATCATTTGACTGAAAAAATCTTCAAGCCCATTGTGAGCATGATGCCATTTGTGCTGGTGGGTCCTGCAAACAATTTAAAATACTTGCGTAGCTACGGATTTCGAACGTTTGATCAGTGGATCGATGAAAGCTACGATGCCATAGAAGATCCGATAGAAAGACTACAAGCTGTTGGAGCAGTATTGCATGATTTAAGCAACCGCAGTCTAGACGACCTGACTGCCATGCTGTACGAAATGACTCCGGTATTAGAGCACAATCGCAATTTGTTTTACAGCCGAGAGTTTGTAGACTCGGCCTGGAAAGAACTGGCCAATAACCTTAGTGCAGTTATTTCAACTTTCCCCAAGATAGATTATTCCAAAGTCGTTCGTGTGCCCAGAACAAAACAATCTTGGTAAAGACTTCTGTCAGAGCAATGCCACTGGCCAACGTTAATTCGCCAGTAATAGCCCAAGATATGATAAATGTATCAATGGTTCCTGTTATTCGCCAACTAACAGCTTTGGCCAGACTACGAATGTGTGTATCATTCATTTATTTTAAAGTCCATAAAATTTATAAATTTGTTTACAAAAAAATCAGCAGTTTTAATATCATAATGGTAAAGATCTCGAGCGCGGTCAAGCATTGGAAATTCAGGAATAAAATTGAATGGTAGACTTTCAAATTGCTTTAGCAAAGTTTTATCATCTATCATATCTCCAAACCCAGTTATCACACTGTGTATTATATTTGTATTTTTTTTAATTGACTCTATTTTTTGAATGAGGTCAATGGTATGGTCAATATTTGTTTGGTCAGATAGTTCTATATCAGCCTTGTGCGGATTTATTCGACGATGCTCGTCATGTATTGTTACCTCAGGCATAGGATATCGAGATGAAATTTCTTTAAGTATCCAGTCTGGCAGTTTATCTCTTTCAGCAAATGTACAATCGGGCCAGTTGGATCCTCTTATATTTTTATAGTGTGTTTGCCACTGTTTTTCAATCATTGAGTCAATTGATTTTTCTCTACGATGTGGAAATGTCCATTGTACCACCATGGTCTGTGGTTGTATTTCTTGTAATACCAATTGCATTTTTCGATACATCCACTCATTGCTGGCCCCTGACATCGACACATTGATTGTTCTAGTTTTTGTTTTGTATTCGAGTCGTTGAGGCCATATGTGGGGATAGGGTGCGCCTATTCCCACGGTGAAACTGTCGCCAAAGCACCAAATTGCTTGAGACAGTTGCTCAAACGGGGGCCATTCGGCGTCTCGATATCCTCTACTGTTAAATTTATACGACACAGGAAATAAATAATTTTTGTTAAATTTTTTTTTTTCTGGTGCGTCCGGCAGACAGTATGACATCTCTGCCAGCCTCATTGAGTGAACTACAAAGTCTGGTAGTATAGTTTCTGGTTCATTAATTATGAGTGTATGTGCCATGTCTCAATTTGAGTTTTTATTATATTCCCGCATTATTCGTTCAAATGCGGTGTGATCATCCTCGTAATTAAAGACCCATTTCTCGGCGAATCTTCGTAGCCGAGATAGAATGCGTTGCATCATCAAATGTCTCCTGTTCGATTTTGTATCCAACGTCGCGCCCGTAAGTGATGTTGACAATGTTAGGCACCACTTGTATTTCGTACTGCCCCTGATATAACATGTCTAGGTCGCGTTGAATAAAACTCTTTACCTGTTCTATTGCAAACGGATTAGATCCGTTCCAGCCTTGACAATCGCGTATTTGTATTACCACTTGCCCAGTCTTGGCAATGGCACGTTCAAACAGCGCACGATGGCCGGCATGCCACGGTTGCCAGCGACCCAACATTTGTACTGTGGGCTTTTGCCAATCAAACACCGGACGCAATCGATTGTCTAATATGTGAGCGGCAACAAACTCGCCCCACTTTTCAGCATTTTGTTCGGTGATACGAAAGTCGTACTCTTTGGGCGGAACAAATGCCTTGTTAGTATCCTCGTAACGACCTTTGTCAATGGTATCTACCCACACAGTCCAATCTGCTTTGAAGTTATTACGCATTTCAACCATGGGTGCAACAAAGTCACAGATTACATAATCAACATCTGTCATGCTGTCTGCCAGTTCACGCATACGCAAACTTTGACGTATACGACCTTCAGGACTAAAGTCCCAATCATTGTATCGTTTGCGTACATCGTCGGCATTGAGCCAGCCCACACGCTTTTTTTCTGCTTGTAGATGATCAACTATGTGTTGTGCAAGATATGTCTTGCCAGCCCCAGGTAGGCCCATGACCAAAATTCTTTTCATTTGATTCTCCGTTTAAGATACGACTTGAATGCCGTATGTTGCTTCAAAACGATCGGCGTCAGATCGATCGTTTACCATTGGTTCTCCCCTGATGTTTAGTGATGTATTCAATAACATCGGACAACCAGTTACATTGTTCCATGCTTCCAGAAGCTTTCGAATTCCCGACCCATCCTTTGGGACAGTTTGTATACGACTGGTACCGTCATAGTGAACGATAGCAGGAAATAGGTCAGGACGCCGGCAATGACCGACGATTTGCATATACCTACTGTCACTCCACCCGCTAGGGATATCAAAGTAATCACCAGCATGCTCCTCCAGAATAACAGGTGCAAAGGGACGGAATTTTTGTCTGCGTTTGATTTCATTTACACGATCCTTGATGTGTGCGCCACGGGGTCTGCCAGTAAACTGCGGTTACCCAATGCGCGGGGTCCGAACTCGGCTCTGCCACTGGCAACACCAACAATGCCGTTAGACAAAAGACTATCCAGTACACGACTAACAGGATAAACTCCAGGAATACGATGGCCAAGGTAAGCATTAGTCCAATTAATACGGCCACCCATGGCAAGAGCAGAGGCACCAAGACTACTCCCAGCATCACCAGGATTAGGCATAATCCAAATTTTTTCAAAGTATTCACCGAGATTCCTATTAGCTAAACAATTGAGTGCAACTCCGCCCATGTACACTAGATTTGTGCTCCACCCAAATTGTCGAGCACGATCCATCACATGGTATACCAACTTTTCCAATACCGACTGCGCCGATGCCGCAATGTCCTCTTTGCTTGCACTGGATAAAAATTCTTGATCTACACCAAGATGTAAATTTTGTTTAAAACGTGTATCAAAATAACTGTCAATTAATTCGTTGCTGATATCATCCAGGTACTTGACAGGATTTCCATATGCGGCCATTCCCATCATTATATACTCTTCTTCGTTGGGTCGCAAGCCTATGCGTTCAGTTAGGGCAGAATAATATAACCCAATCGAGTGCGGGTATTGACAGTTCCATAATTTCGTGTATTTAGCCTGGCCGTTGCAATATTCAGCTCCCCATATGGTAATTGTGTCCCATTCACCAATGGCATCAATCACAACCACTGTGGCTCTATCGTATGGACTGGTTTGGAATCCGGCGGCAGCGTGACTCAAATGGTGATTGTAAGACTGTCTGGGGACACCGTCAAAGTACCCATTCAATTGCCGGTTGAGAATTTGATTTAGTGTGAGCTGATCCCAATCCAGCCCCTGTCCAGAATAAAGTTGTCTGAGCTGTCGATTCCACGGACGTTCGTAATATGCAATCTGATCTGGATAACCATAGTGTACTGCATCTTTGAGCAATGCTTCACAGATGTCAGAGTCATTTTTCTTTTTGCTGTAACGCTCGCTGTGTCCAGCAAACAGTATCTGTCCTTCTGAGTTGATCAGGGAAACAGATGCGTCATGAAAGCCAGCCGAGATGCCTAATATGTTCATAGAGTTTTTTAGTTACTTTTTTGTGGCCATCTTCCAAGAAATGGCCGTTTGGTCCGCGCTTGCAACCCACTGTCCACTCGGCCATGCCTTCACTGGGCCAGCCCAAGAAATAGTCGGCATCAATTTGACTGGTCAATTCTGTCATTCCGGCATGATAGGTATGATGATAGTATTCGTTCATCACTGTCTGAATCATGAGATACTTGATACCTTTTTGTTTAAGATAACTTTGTATCATGATGATGTTTAACAAGTACTGCTGATAAATGTACTTGGGGTCGTGATATTGATTGATATAGTCCAATAGATCAAGTCGCCAGGCTTGCCCGTCTTTGCGAAATAATGCCCCGCCATATCCGGGCCACAAATCAAATATTCCGTCTGCGTCTGCAAATTCCATACGCCCAGGACTTGACCAGCCAATGATGACCAAATCAGTTGGATATTTTGATGTGTACTCGATCACGTTGCGTATCATTCGAGTATTGCCCGAACCCGGTTTGGCCAAATTCACAATATCAGCCTTGATACCCTTGCTCAAATAGTAGGGCCATGCTTGTTCAATATTTTCTAATTCTTCGCCGTAGGTAAAACTGTCACCTACTGTTAGCACGTTTTTGATCATTTGTAGATAAATGGGTCGCGTTTTTTGAGTTCTCGCATTTTCTTGCGATAACGAATTTCCAACATGATTTTGTTATAAAGGTTTCTTAACCATTGCATCGAATTTCTCCTGGATTAATTTTGCCGCATCAGCATGTGCGTCTTCAAGCGGGTGTGTGGTGCCCACTGGGTATTTATTTTCTATTGCCCACTGATAGAATCCTCTTGGAAACGGGATTTGGTCCGGTTTGGCAGGGTCTCCGGCAGGAAACAAAAACCAATTATCAAAATTTATTTGATCGTACAGTACTGCAATTGAGCTGTCTGGGTTTTCATTTATTATTGGATTACTGATTAAATTTACATCAGCACAGGTGAACAAATAAGGTATTTTGTATTGTTCTAAGAAATTTTGCAACAATACAATTTCTTTGAGACTGGTATACGTTTCCCAATAACTGCCGCTGCCTACATTTTTGTAAAAAGATTTGGCAAACTCGTGTATGCCTGTTGCTTTGTTTGTTTCAATACTTTTCATTTGTTTCATGAGCACTTCGTCATTGTCTGACAGAAAATGCTTTTTTACATCGTCAGTAGTTTCGTATGTTGCCCAAGGGGAAATTGTCAACCACGGACTAAATGCTTGCCGTGTATCGTATGTGAATCTAAATTCATACCTTGATTGAAAAGACCACTGTACTACCACCGCCTTGTCATATTCTTTCAGTTGGTGGCATCGACTCATGACACGACGAGCTATGCTGTCATTGCCCGATGCAGGCCATGCAACTATGTCATATTCAAGATTGGCCTGTTGGGCCAACAATGCCGGCCAGGTGCTCATACTATGGTCAGGCCACTTGCAGTCTGCAAGTTCAGACCCCCAGGCCAGGCTGCATCCACCCACTACTAATCTCATTTTTTAAATCTTTCTATCACTGATACTTGTTGATCTATATAGTTGCTGTCAGACCAGTTATAGTCGTATACAGCACCGGCACGGCTGGTCTGGATACTGCCGACATTTAAATGCTGACCCAATTGCGACCAAATTTTTTCATAGTTGTCTGTGCCAAAGCTACGAATCAAATCCACTTGCCCTACCTGTGGGTGTCCAATGGTCAAACTTTTGTCGTCGGGGTCAAATTTGTTGTCAATCAACCACTGTCTGAATCCGTCTAGCTCTTTTTTCATCCAAGGATAATTTCCAGGATTGTTGGCCCACTCGATGTCAAAGTCACCTGCGGCTTCAGTTTGACTACGCAGACTGGTGGTGGTCAATTCGTCAATTCTACTATCCCGGCCTTCGTCGTGATAAACTTCCCAGTGGTGTTTGCCAACAGCTTTGTTTACACCAACAAACACACCGCCCAAGGGTCGAGCAATTGTTTCTATTCCAAACAGTTCATAGTCTTGTTCATCCAACACAAAACGTGGCGCATGTAGCCAGCACATCAGCTGACTGGGTCGGCGCCACATGGGTGCGTGAACTGCTTTACGCATGCTCAACACTAGACTTTCGTACTCGTGACACAGCAGGTTCAGCTGACGAATGTGCCAGCGTGTGACCGGATCTGCTTGTTCAAAGTACGGACTCATGGCGCCTGATACTCCTTGTAGGTCTTCAAAGTATCTGTGCAACCAATTCAGTTTGTCATGTACCAATTTGCCGCCATCGGTTTTTTCTTCGATGGGTCCGGGCACAATGGTATTTTCAGGACTAAAGAAGTCGTCAATTTTGTAAGTCAAGGACGACTGATTGATGGCCTGTATACTGGCATTGATCTGATCGCATATATACTGTGCATTTCTTTTGCTTTCGACAAAACCAAAGAAACAGTAGTTCTTTTCTAAATGATAATTTTCTAGAATCAAGGTGTTGAGACTGTCTAACCATTTACGACTCAGGCTGTTGTCAAACACATCGACGTACACTGGCAATATGCTACCAGTGTCATCATCTTTTAAATTTATTAAAACTTCGTCAAGCAATTTCATTCCACCATTTGAGTGCTGTCGGGCGCTCGCCGAGAATGTCCGACATTGTATATGTATCTTGTCTAATCTGTTCAAGTCTTAAAATTCGTGCTTTGCCTTTGCGTAGGCCTGCTTCATACTCGTTGGGCCATTGTTCAGCAAAGGTGGGTCTAGTTTTAAGCTGTACCAAAATGTCATGTAGAGCTCCTTTATCAATGGAGTGCAAGATTTCGTCTACCCAGGGATGTAATATTTCTCTGGGTAGGGCCAGCGGTGACATAATGATATCCGGGCTAAACGAGAACACCACCTTGGCTAAAACTTCTACTCCAAGTTCTTGCGCGAGCGTGTGTATCTTTTGAACTTCAAAGAGTCCTGGTGTAGTAAGAGTGAAGTCCATACGGACCTGGCGGCTGTGACGTTGAATCTCAACTCCTTGACGGAAGTTTTCAAGCCACTGATCAAAATCAAGACCTGATCGAATGTACTCTCCAATTCGGCCCGTGCCGTCGATGCTTGCACATATTTGCCAGTCACGAAGCCCAGCCAGAATATCACGATACAGATTAATACCACGATAATCAACCCTGCTAAGATTAGTATTGTATCTTGCGTAAACACGAGGTCCGTCTCCTAATTCTATAATGCGCTTCATATAGCGCCAGTGTTGTTCGTACATCAAGGGCTCCCCGCCTACCCAATATACTTCTTCAACCCTATGCTCTTCGACGGCTTGACTAAATTCTGCCTCAATCTGTTGGTCTTGGAACTGCTCAATTTGCTTCTTGACTTCGGGTACCATCCAGGTATTCTTTGGATTTGACCAATCGATCATATCAAATTGACGCTGTTCGCTTTCCCAGGCACTGCTCAACATATCACCGCACATACGGCATTTGAAATTACATAGGTTACTGAACCTGTAATCCCAACTGACCGGTTGCATTGATGTGAACCCAGTGGCATCAGTCTGGCTCATCGCGTCTAAGTACTTATGCCCAAACAGGCTGTTGAAATAGCTACGGTAAACATCAGTGTTGAGCAGTCGATCGTTACATACTTCACACTCGGGCAAGGTTTCGCCAGCCATCATGCGCCTGCGAACACTTTGCATGTGTTCACTGTTCCAATGTTGTTCTAAAGTGACAGGTATATACCGGCCAGTACCGGCCTCAGTGTCAATATATTGCTGGAAATTCTGTGCAGGCTCTCGACTGGCGCAACACATTCTGCGCTCAGTTTGCGGACTCAAATAGGTATGTGTCCAAGGTGCCATGCACAAGGTGTCAGGCTTGTTCAAAATAAGGTTTCCATTCTGGTACTACTTCAACCAAAGGCTTTTTGGCAGCAAGATCTTCTACTCGCATGCGTCTGATAAATTCAGTCATTACCTCTGGTTTGTGTTCAGTATTACGCAACACTCCCAACACATTGTCATACAGTTCTCGATACACAGGACGACTCACTGTGGCTTGTTTTTCTGTCAGTCTGGTAATCAGTGGCTGTTTGATTTCATCCGGGATGGCTTCTACTGTCAAAAACAATTCTCTAAATACTGGACTGATACAAATCTTGTCAATGCTGTTGGCTTCAAACCAATCAA